ATAAACTTACTAGAAAATACAGAGAAGCTGAAAGAAGAGAAAAAGCTGCTTTAGATTTTGCTAAGGGTTTACAAAAAAAGTACGACACTACTGTCAGAAAAGCTGATACTTCAGAGGATCAACACTTAAAAGAGTTTGATGCTAGAGTGGATGCTCAAAGAGAACAGGTCAAGAATGTACTTCGTGATGCTATTGAAAAGCAAGATACTGATAAAATCATGGAGGCAAACGATAGACTAACTCAATTAGCTGTAGAAAAAGAAAAAGCTAGATTAGAGATGGGAAATCGTGAAGAGCAGAAGAAGATAAGAGAAGAAGAAGTTAAATCAACAACAAACGTTGAAGCAAACAATCTAGAGACTCAACCTACCCAACAACCAATTACACCTAAAGCTAAGAAATGGGCTGAAGAAAATACTTGGTTTGGGGATGACGACGTCATGACTAATGCTGCAATCACTATTCATAATAATTTAGCTCAAGAGGGGCTTGAACTGGACAGTGATGAGTATTATACTGAAGTAAATACAAGACTACGGAAATATTTTCCAAGTAGTTTTGGTGCTAATGACGAGCCTGAAAAGGAGAAACCGAAACCCGTCCAAACGGTTGCTTCGGCTGGTCGTAAGCAACAGGGACGCAAAACTGTGAAACTCTCGCAATCACAGGTAGCTATTGCTAAAAGATTAGGCGTGCCACTAGAGGAATATGCTAGATACGTGAAGGAGGATAATTAATTATGACAAAAATAGACAAAACTTCACGCAGTTCAGAGGATAGAAGCAAAAAAGAAGCTCCTAAATCTTGGACTCCATCATCCAGTTTGGATGCCCCAGATGCACCACATGGTTTTTCTCATCGTTGGATAAGAACTACCATTCAAGGTTTTGATGATGCAACAAATGTATCAAGAAAACTTAGAGAGGGTTGGGAATTTGTAACTGCTGCCACACTAATAAGTGAAATAGGCGACAGTCACGGATATCCGGTTCTTGAAGAAGGCAAACATAGGGGGTTAATCGGGATTGGGGGCCTTGTGCTGGCAAGGATACCGACAGAGATACTTGAACAACGTGCAGCCTATTTTAAAAGGCTAACAGACGACAGAATGAAAGCGGTTGATTCAGATCTTATGAAGGAACAGCACCCGGAGATGCCAATCAATATTGAGAGGCAATCCAGAGTGACCTTTGGTGGTAGAAACAAGAAGTAATCTTTTTGCAATACCTACAGTGGTCTTAAATTAACAAACGTTTAATAGGAGACAAACAACATGGCAAACGTATCAGAAAAGTTCGGTCTTAGACCTTACAGAAAACTAGACGGAACACCATTAGTTGGAGCTCAGAACAGATATAGAATAGCAGCAGGTTATGCAACTGCAATATTTCAAGGGGATTTGGTTATACCAACTGCCGCTGGAAATGTTGAAAGACATACAGCAAACACTTCTAACGCTGTTGTGGGTGTATTTAACGGATGTTTTTATAATGATCCAACAACTCAGAAACCAACTTGGAAAAACTATTATCCTGGTGGCGTAACTCCAACACAGGGCGGAATAACTGCCTTTGTTGTAGACGATCCAGATGCAGTTTTTTTAGTGGATTCTGATGGTACTTTTAGTGCTGCGGATTTATTTAAAAACTATTCAGTTACTAACGCAACTGGTGTAACACAAACAGGGAACTCTCAAGTTCAGCTAGACTATTCAGAGTCAGGAACGCAGGTTACTTACGTAATTCAAGCAATTGATATTTCGCAAGATCCATCCAACAGCACTGAATCAGCAGCTAACGGGAATATTCTTGTTAGAATAAACAATCACTTCTACAGACAGGCAACAGTCGGTCTGGCGTAGGTCAACACATAAGGAAATAAACTATGGCTATATCACGAGCACAACTAGTTAAAGAACTAGAGCCAGGTCTAAATGCTTTATTTGGCCTGGAATACAACAGATATGAAAATCAAGATAAAGAGATTTTCATGACTGAAACATCTGACAGAGCTTTCGAAGAAGAAGTAATGTTAAGCGGTTTCGCTTCTGCACCCACTAAACAAGAGGGCGCTGGAGTTGTATTTGACGATGCACAAGAAACATTTACTGCACGTTATACACACGAAACAATTGCTTTAGCATTTGCTATCACGGAAGAAGCAATCGAAGATAACCTATACGACAGATTAGCTGCAAGATACACAAGAGCTCTTGCAAGATCTATGTCGAATACGAAGCAAGTAAAAGCAGCGCAGGTACTAAACCAAGCTCAATTTACTGCAGTAACAGGTGGAGACGGAGTATCATTAGTTAATAATGCTCACCCACTAGCTACTGGCGGTACATTTAGTAACACATTGGCTGTACCAGCTGACTTGAACGAAACTTCACTAGAGCAATCGTTAATCGACATCGCAGGATTTGTTGATGAAAGAGGTTTAAGAATCGCTCTTCAGGGAATGAAAATGATAATTCCAAAAGAATTACAATTCACAGCTGAAAGATTGATGAAATCTCCTAATAGAACAAGTACTGCTGATAACGATATCAATGCTATCTATCAAATGGGAATGGTACCTCAAGGTTACAGAGTGAATAACTTTTTAACTGACACAGATTCATTCTTTCTTTTGACTGATGTACCTAATGGACTTAAACACTTCGTTAGAGCACCATTGAAAACTGCTATGGAAGGTGACTTCGATACTGGAAACGTTAGATTTAAAGCTAGAGAAAGATACAGCTACGGCTGGTCTGACCCTAGAGCTATATTTGGTAACGGAAATTTACCGACTAGCTAATACTTTATAACAGTATTAATATTTAAAGGGGGCTTTCGAGCCCCCTTTTTTTTGTGTATACTATAATTATCTAGAAAATATAATTATGTGGACTGACTAGACAGACGGTATAGAGACCACATAGTTCAAACACTATATAAAGGAAAAAATATTATGGCAAACACTACATTCGATGGACCGGTAAGATCAAGAAACGGTTTTCAATCAATAGGACCAGGTGCGGTAGACGCAAACACTTTAGCAACTGTCATGACAGTAGCTAATAATGCTGGAAGAATAATGCTTATGGATCCAGCAGCTACACCAACTGCTATTACAATTCCTGCAATTGTTTCAACAGCAGATGGAGCAAACTCAGGACCAGGAAGAGATCCAAATAATACGAGCACAATTGGAACTACTTTTGAAATTCTTTTTACAGATGATTTCACTGGTACAATTAAAACAGCAAGCACTAATGATACATTTGTTGGTATGATTACTGCGGGTATTGATGCTTCTACAGCAGCGAAACAATGGGTTCCTGCAGCAGCAAACAATGAAATTAATTTAAATGGTGAAGCTGGAGCAGCTGTTGCTACAACAGGTGGTTTAAAAGGAACTTATCTTAAGTTTACTGCAGTTGCAGCAAACTTGTATTTTGTACAAGGTTTGACTAATGCAACAGGTACACTTGCTACTCCTTTTGATACTCAATAATAAATAATTAAAGGGCTCCTTCGGGAGCCTTTTACTAAGGAATTAAAATGAGTTTTAAGTCTGATATACAAGCAACCAATGTATCCCTTTCAATGACTGGAAGAAATACTGATGGTGACTTAGCAACAACGTTAGATGGAGCTTTAACAGCTGCGTCTACCTCTGTTGTCGTAGATGATATAACGGGTTTTCCTACTACAGCTGACGGAGGTGGGGTTCTTGAAATAGGAACTGAACTAATAAAATATACTACTTTAACAGCAGGTACTAAAACTTTTTCAGGTTTAACAAGAAATTATAATTTACAAACTAATGATGCTGGTTTAATTCATAATGATGGAGTAGCTGTAGAAGGTTATAATATTGTAGTTGGAGGAACCACTTTAGGAACACCACTAAGATTAAAAGCTCTTTCTGTTGCTTCTTCTGGAGCAGCAACTGGAGAACTTGTTTTAGTAACTGGGAGTACATATACTGCACTTAGTCTTGATATTCCTAGTGGATCTATATTTACTTTAAATATTCCAGGATCAGGTATTCTTTGCCCTAGAGGAATTTTAATTCAGACAGCTCTTAACTTAACTGGAATCACAGCATTCACAGATAAATTTAGTGGACCAAATTTAACAACAACAAACGGATAATATTATGGTAGATGTACAAGCAACAACAGGAGCAGCAACAGGTTCAGTTATAACTGCAGCTATTAGATTAAGAGGTATTTCAATAGGTGCTACAGGAACTGCTGGAGTTTTAACCTTAACTAATGGAAATGGCGGTGCTACTTTATTAAGTGTTAATGTACCAGCAAACGATATTTACACTTTAAATATTCCAGAAGATGGTATTTTATTTCCAGCCGGTATTCATTGTTCTGCTTTTACAAATTTAATAGGCTTTACAGTATTTACAGATGCATATAGTGCTCCTGGTTTAACCACTACAAATGGATGATTATACTCTTGAATTATTAGGGTTTAAAAAAGGTGGTATGCCACGTAGAAATAAAAGTAATTTTAGATCTACAAAGAGTGGTGCAGGGATGACAGAAAAAGGTGTCATGGCCTATAGAAAAAAGAATCCTGGATCTAAATTAAAAACAGCAGTAACAGGTACAGTTAAAAAAGGTTCTAAAGATGCTAAAAGACGTAAGTCTTTTTGTGCGAGAAGTGCTGGACAAATGAAAATGTTCCCAAAAGCTGCTAAAGACCCTAATTCTAGACTAAGGCAGGCTAGAAGAAGATGGAAATGTTAGGTATAATATAGTTCTAAAAAGGAGATAAAAATGGAAAAAATTAAATCTGAAATACAACACATAATAACTGATCATAAAAAATTAGCTATTGCTGTGGTTATTATAATTGCTGTCTTAGCAATTAGTTAATCTTAAAATAATAGATATGAACATTGCAGAGTTATTTAAAAAGAATTTTGTATTAGTTATAGCTTTTATTACATTAACAATGATCGTAGCACCGATATGATTGATAGATTTTGTTACAGATTCTTTGCGAAGATAGATGATATTTGTGAGTGGATTGCGAACCGTTTTAATAAGAAAAATAAAAAATGAAAATATCGAGCTCAACAACAGTAGGCATGCCTATTAAAAACATGGTTAGCATCATGGCAGCAGTGGCTGTGGGTGTCTATGGCTACTTTGAATTAACGGCTAGACTAACAAGCTTAGAGACTTCAAGACAATTGTTTAATGCAGACTTACTCAAGAAGAGTGAACAATTACCTACGGACCAAGAACAGTTTATGTTGATAGAAGATTTGTACAAGGCCACAGAAAAATTAGAGATCACTCAAGAACAAAATATGACTAACAAGGTTAATATACAATTCCTTAATAAGCAATTAGAAAAAGCATTAATTGATATAGAAAAATTAAAAGACAAAGTTAGAGCTAATGGTAGTGGTAGTCATGATTGAGGTAGTCGTTGCACTGTTGATGATTGTTAATGGGGAAATAAAAGAACATAGAATACAAGACTCCATGTCTACCTGTTTAAAAGCTAAACGTATTGCTATGAGATCAGGTACAAGTCGTATAGACTATCAATGTATAAAATCTAAAGCAGAAACAGAAATTTATTTAGGTGAAAAATCTATAAAAAAATTAATATTAGAATAGGAAAAAATTATGCAACTTAGTAAACATTTTACTCTTAAAGAGATGACTGCTTCCATGGTAGCTCGTAGGAAGGGTATCGACAATACACCGGGACCTGGAGAAATAAAAAGTTTAGGTGATCTTTGTTATGAGGTTCTTGAACCGCTACGTGCACACTTTGACAAACCTGTTACGATAACCAGCGGATACCGTTCAGAGGCGTTATGCGAAGCGATTGGCAGCAAAAAGACATCACAGCACGCACTAGGCCAGGCATGCGACCTAGAAATTTTTGGCGTGCCCAATATTAAGACTGCTTACTGGCTACAAAATAACGTGGATTTTGATCAATTGATTATGGAGTATTTTGATAAAGACGATCCGGCAGGGGGATGGATACATATTAGTTATCACGAATCTGGTTCAAACAGAAAACAAGTATTAACCTTTGATGGTAAAAAATATAGTGAAGGCTTACCTGATATGGAATGGAAAGATGGAAAGGTTTCAAATTAAATGGCAATAACTAGAGCACAAATACCAAAACAATTAGAGCCTGGCTTAGGTAGAGGTTGGGGTAAATGGGAAAGAGCTAAATTTAAAAAGATAGTAGAAAAAACCCATGGTAAAGTCTATAAACCCGTTAACAAAAAAGTTAAGGTATAGAATCTACCAATCAAAAGTGATATAATCCAATAAGTTATATAACAATAAAGGCTAAAAAATATGATGTTAATCATATGATAAAGCAAAGTGGCCACTAAAAAGGAAATATATGAGTTTATACGAAAATATTAACCGTAGACGTAAGCTTGGGATCTCTAGATCTAAAGCTGATTCTACTATATCTAAATCATCTTATAGTAATATGAAAAAAGGTTTTCCTAAAAAAGCTGCTACTGGTAAAATAATAAAAGCTAAAGTAGGTAAAGCAGCCAAATATTCAAAGTTAGGGTCAGAACTACCAAAAAAAACAAGTATGATGGAAAAAGCAGGAAAGGCTACTTCCACACTTTATAAAAAATTACCTGAAGAAGGATTAATAGCTAAAGCTAAAAGAGCAGCTAAAAAAATTACTTCAAAAACAAAAAATTTATTTAAAGCTGCACCTGCAGCAGGAACAGGAAAAACATTATCTAAAACAAAAGAATTAGCCAAGTATACTGGTAAAATTAAAACAGCTTCTAAATTAGCTAGAGCTTCTAAATTAGCAAGAATAGCTAGAGTTGCTACTCCAGTAGGATTAGCTGTTTTAGCAGGTGAAGCTGTACTTAAAACAATTCCACTTACTAAAGAAAGAAAAGCAAAAGTTGCAAAAATTAAAGCAAGAATAAAAAAACAAAATAAAGGTAAATCTGCAAATCAAATGGCTGATGAGCTAGCGAGTCCGAGCGGAAGATCTACAAGGGAAATTAAAAAGAAAGCTGCCGGCGGCATTATGAAATTTAATAAAGGCGGATTTGCAACAAACTATTATAAAGGATTAATATAATGGGAAAAAAGAAAAACATACCCACACATTTAAAAGATGTAGTTAAAGGTGTTTTAAAAAATACTACAGTTGGAGGTGGGGTAAATATTGGCGATGATGAATTTGCAACCGTACCTAGTGGAAGTTTATCTTTTGGAAAAGGAAATAAAAAAGCTAATATAAGCCTTTCAAAACCTTACCTTAAAAAAAGTAAACAAAATATAAATAGTACAATAGGTTTAGGATTTACAAAAGAAAATAAAAATAGTTCATTTAGTGTAAAAGGATCAAAAACAGGTAAGGCAAAAAATTTAGGAATTAGTTTTAGTAAAACATTTAATAAAGGGGGAGCAAGTATGTTAAAAGGTAATCAAGTAAAACTAGATAAAGACGGAGATGGTAAAATTTCAGGTAATGATTTTAAAATGATGAAACCAAAAAAGAAAAGCAAAGGCGGACAAATCAAACCTGTTAAAGCAGTAGCGGGTGTATTAGCTGGATTAGCTGCAGGTGTAGCACCTGGTATAATTGGTCTTGGCCTCATGGCTAACAAAAGAGCAAAGAAAAAAGCTAAAGCAACTGCTGAAGCACAATCTGAAATGGCTTCGAATGGAAAAATACCAATTGTTTCACTGTATCAAAAAGCTACAGAACAAAAAAAAGCAAGACATGGGGGATATATGAAAAAAGCAAATAGAGGAATGATGATGGAAAAACCATCTACTAGAGGTTTTGGTGCAGCTAGAACTTCAGGTATGGGTTTAGAAAATGAATCATTACAGCCTGGAAAAATTTACGATAAAGTTAAAGCCAAAAAAGGTAAAATGGCTAAGGCTATGGATGGTGAATTTATTACTGTTTCAGAATATAGCGAAGATTTAATTTAACAAGGTGTATCTATGGCTACATCAGGAACTACATCTTTTAACTTAACTATTGATGATGTTATCTCAGAAGCGTATGAGAGAATTGGTATTCAATCTAATAGTGGACATGATTTAAAATCTGCTAGAAGAAGTTTAAATATTTTATTTTCTGAATGGGGTAATAGAGGTGTTCATCTTTGGAAAGTAGAATTAAATGAAGTTGCATTAGTTGCCGGTACACCAACATATTCTGTACCTTCAAACGTTTCAGATGTTTTAGAAGCTTATATTTCTACAACACCCACAGCACAAAATAATACAAATACTCAAGATGTAACTTTAACTAAAGTTGATAGATCAGCTTATCAAGCTATTCCTAATAAATATCAAACAGGTCAGCCTTCACAATATTTTGTAGATAGACAAATAACACCCACTATTAGTTTATATTTAACTCCAGATGCTTCTACTTATACAACATTAAAATATTATTCTATTAATAGAATCGAGGATGCGGGGTCCTATACAGATGATCCTAATTTACCTTTTAGATTCTTACCCTGCATGGCTTCAGGTCTTGCATATTTCTTATCTCAAAAAAGAGCTCCAGCAAGAACAGAAATGTTAAATAGAATTTACGAAGATGAAATGGTTAGAGCATTAAGAGAAGATGGCTCTAGAACTTCAGTTTATATTTCACCACAAACTTATTATGGAGATGGTGTATAATGTCTTGGGCAAGAGGTAGAAGATCATTAGCAATTTCTGATAGATCGGGTATGGCATTTCCGTATACTGAAATGGTTAAGGAATGGAATGGCTCATTAGTACATATTACAGAATATGAACCTAAGTCTCCTCAGATTGATCCACCTTACCATAAAGCAGATGCGGTTGCTTTACAAAATCCTAGATCACAAAGATTTCAACAACCTAAACAAATAGGTGCAGTTTCAGCTAATTCTGGTGGAACTATGGTAGGCGTAGCTAATTTAACTTTACCTGGTAATTTTGCTTTTAATACTAGAAACTCTATTGATACTAGAGATAATTATGCAACTAATATTTCTAATATTGGAATAGGAATGGTACCCACAAATCCTTCATTACAGAATAGAAGAAGACAATTACTTCCTCAAGTAGGAGTAGTAGAGGTGGTTATTTCATAATGGCTATTGCACACTCAACTTTTTTAACACAAGTAAGAAATTACACAGAAGTAGATAATAATGTTTTAACAGATTCTATTATTCAAGAATTTATTAGAATTGTAGAATTAAATGTTGCAGGTACGGTTGATTATGATGACTTAAGAAAATATGATCAATCTACATTTACAAGTGGTAATAGAGCTTTAAGTTTACCTGCAGATTGTATGATTGTACGATCCCTACAAACTTTAATTACTGCCACTGTAGGTTCGACTACAACAACCACAAGAACTTTTTTAGAAAAAAGAGATACTAGTTTTATTTCAGAATATAATCCAACTAACACTACAGGAGCTCCAATTTATTGGGCTGCTTGGGATGAGTTTAACGTAATTGTTGCCCCAACTCCAGCAGCAGCTTATGTAGTACAATTAAATTTTATCAAAACACCACCTAATTTTACATCTTCAAATACTACTTACTTATCTAAATATCAAGAAGGAATGCTTTTACACGGAGTATTAGCAGAATGCTTCAGATATTTAAAAGGGCCTCAAGATATGTTACAGTTATACGAAAGTAAGTATAAAGAAGAACTACAGAATTTTGCCCTACAACAAATGGGTAGAAGAAGAAGAGGTGAATACGATGACGGAGTACCAAGAATAGTAATCCCATCACCTTCACCGAATCAAACAGGAAGCTAATATTAATAAGAAAAAGGAGAAATTATTATGGCAATAACAACAAACGCAATATGTAATTCATTTAAAAAAGAATTATTAGAAGGAGCACACAAGTTCCAATTTACAAGTGGAAGTACTTTTAAATTAGCATTATATAATTCTAATGCAACATTAGGTAAATCTACAACAAACTACGCAACTAATCCAGGTGGTGGAACAAATACTGAAGTAGCAAATACTGGTACTTATGTAGCTGGTGGTTTAGCTTTAGTTAAACCTAATCCAAGTGTATCAATGGCTAGTTCAACAGCTATTGTAGATTTTGATAACTTATCATTTACTTCAGTTAGTTTAACTGCAAGAGGTGCTTTAATTTACAACACGACTACATCAGGTGGTTCAGGAACTACTGACTCTGTTTGTGTATTAGATTTTGGTGCGGATAAGACAGCAACTTCTGGAACTTTTACAGTTCAATTCCCAGCGTTTACTACAAGTGCTGCGATTTTAAGAATTGCGTAACAACATAGAAAAATGAAATGGCTGATACTTGGGGTAATAGTACATGGGGACTAAACGAATGGGGCGAACAAAATAGTCTTAGCGTTAATGTAACCGGAATAGCACTTACTCCAAGTATTGGTAACGAAACAATTGTTGCGGAATTAAACGCAGGTTGGGGAAGAAACGAATGGGGAAGTATGGGATGGGGAGTTCCTTATTCCGCATTAATTAGTGGAACAGCTTTAGCTTCTTCAATTGGTACAGCTACATCAGCAGCAGAAACAATAGTTACTCTTACAGGACAATCATTAACTTCAGTTACAGGTAACGAAGCAATTGGTATTGGAATAAATGTAGATGTTACAGGTATTTCTTTATCTGCTAATATCGGAGCCGTTGCAGGAATCACTATACAAGGTACTGCAGCATCAATGGGAATAGGTCCTGTAGATATTCAAGTTGATGGAAGTATATCTATCAATGTTACCGAACACACAATACAAAGTTCAATTGGTAGCTCAACAGTAGAGATTGCAGTAGGTCCAGTTGTAACAACTGCTGGATTATTACAGACTGCAGTAGGATCTGCAATTGCAGATGCAAATACTTTAGCGGATGTAACAGGAACTTCACTAACAGGAAGTTTAGGGAATGTAGATCCGGTTTCAGTAGTAGATGTAACCGGAATATCATTAACAGCTTCTTTAGGTGGGGAGATAGTAGTTACAGATGTAACTGTTGAGGTAACAACTGCTGGATTACTACAAGGTGCTATAGGAAATGTAGATGCAGTATCTTCAGTTGAATTAGTAGGTTTATCATTAACTACATCAATAGGATCAGCAACTACAGTACAAACAGCTAATATATTTGTGACAGGTATTTCGATGAGCACAAGCGTAGGAAATGTAGCGGTAACACCGTGGTCAGAGGTTGATTTAGACGTAAATAATACTTGGGCAGAGGTTGATTTGGCTGCTTGATTAAGGTAAAATTATAATATTTAGGAGATAAAAATTTATGACATCTAGTTACTCAACAGATTTAAAACTTGAGCTTATGGTTACTGGCGCAAACGCTGGTACATGGGGAGATAATACAAATAATAACTTAAACTTAATTCAACAAGCTATTTCTGGTTTTGAGCAAGTAACACTTTCAAGTGGTGGAACTTTAGCTTTAGCAATGACTGATAAAACTATTTCTAACGCAAGAAATATGGTAATCAAATTTGCAACAGCATCAATTGCTGCTAGTACAATTTGTACTATTCCAGATAGTATAGAAAAATTTTATATTTTTGATGCAACTGGATTAACTAATCCTACAAACCTTACAATTAAAACAGCTTCTGGAACTGGTTTTGCTTTAGATGCTGCTAAAATTTATGCGGCATATTCTGACGGAACAAATTTAAATGAAATATCATTAGACACATTAGGTGGTACTATTGGAACTGCACAAATTGCAGATGACGCTGTGACATTAGCAAAAATGGCCCCAGGTACAGATGGAAATGTAATTTCTTATGATGCAAGTGGTAATCCAGTTGCAGTAGCAACAGGTACTGCAGGACAAATTTTAACTTCAGCAGGTGCAGGTGCACCTCCAACTTTTGCTGATGCTAGTAGTGGTGGAACATCATGGGTTACAACTCCAAAGACTGCAACTTTTACTGCAGTATCAGGAGAAGGATATTTTGCAAATACGTCAGGTGGAGTTTTTAATCTAACTTTACCATCTAGTCCTTCAGCAGGAGATTTTGTAGCGGTAAAAGATTATGCAAAAACATTTAGTTCTAATGCATTAACAATTGATAGAAATTCAAGTCCTATAAATGGTGGAAACTCAGTTAACCCAACTTTAACTACTGCTGGACAATCTGTAGTTTTTGTTTACGTGGATGGAACAAAAGGTTGGATTCCAACTCAAGATGATTCAAGTGAAATTTCAGGAGCTATATTATATGTACAATCTTCAGTTACAGGATGTGGTAATACTTTAACTACTTCAAGTTGTGGAGATTATAAAATAGCAAAATTTATAGCAGCAGGAGATTTTACAATAACTTGTGCGGGAAGTGCATTAGGTTCAAATACAATAGATTATTTAGTAGTAGGTGGCGGTGGCGGCGGTAACTCAAGTATAGCTGGCGGTGGTGGCGGTGCAGGTGGATTTAGATATTCAGCTCTTGCTGCAGATCAACCAGGAGCTCCAGCATTACCTTTAAATGCTTGTGCAGCTTTACCGTCTGCGGTTAATACTTACCCTGTCGTTATAGGTGCCGGTGGCGCTGGATCACCAAGTGCAAGTGGGGTTGACACAGTTTTTAGAACAATAACGTCTGCTGGTGGTGGAGCAGCTAGTACTGCTGGTGGATCTGGTGGCGGAAAACAACATAGAGGTGGAGCCGGTTCAGCTGGTAATACACCTCCTGTTAGTCCTCCTCAAGGAAATACAGGTGGAGGCGGCCCAGGACCTAGTTACGCAGGTGGAGGCGGTGGCGGAGCTATGGCTACAGGAAATCCTGCACAACCCCCATTAGGAAATGGACCTGGTGGATTCGGGGGTGTCGGAGGTGGAGTACCTTCTGTTGTTTTTGGAACATCTGGAGAATCTTCTGGAGGCTTTTATTATTTTTCAGGTGGCGGTGGCGGCGGTGCTGCTAGTCCTGGTGGAACTCCTGGAGCAGGTGGAACAGGCGGCGGCGGTGCTGCTTTAGCTCCTGGTACAGGTAATGCTGGAACTGCAAATACAGGTGGAGGCGGTGCTGGAAACTCAAATTCTGCTGGTACTGGTGCAGCTGGCGGTTCAGGTATAGTAATTATAAGGTATAAATTTCAAAATTAGGTAAAAATTATGGCACATTTTGCAAAAATAGGTTCTAGTAATAAAGTTATCCAAGTGGTAGTTTTAAATAATAATGATATGTTAAATGCTGATGGCATTGAAGATGAAACAGTAGGTCAACAAAAATTACAACAGTATGGTAATTGGCCAGCACAAATGTGGATTCAAACTTCATACAACACATCTGGTGGTCAACACAACTTAGGTGGAACTCCATTAAGAGGAAATTATGCAGGTATTGGTTATACTTGGGACGAAGATAATAATATATTTTGGCCTAAAAAACCTTACACATCTTGGGTAAAACATATTGAATCAGCTTCTTGGAAATCACCAATCGGTGATGCACCAGCATTAACTGCTGAACAAATTGCGGATACAGCTAACATATACCGTTATGAATGGAATGAAACCGGACAATCTTGGGATTTACTTACTGTTTCAAGTACATAAATTAAAATAACTTATTTGTATAAATTAAAAAAATAATATATAAATAGTTGCAGTATGCGACAAAAGTATTATTTTTTAACTGGTTTTCCAAGATCTGGAAATACTTTATTATCTACAATTTTAAACCAAAATAAAGACATCGCAACTTCTGGGCATTCTTATGCTCCTCAAGTATTTTTTAATTTAGAGACAATTAAATACGACGATAAGTATAATTACTTTCCAGCAAAAGATAGTTTAAAAGAAATACAAAAAAACGTACTTTTTAATTTTTATAAACAATGGAAACAAAAATATATAATAAGTAGAGGAGAGTGGGCTACTCCTTTTAACTATAATATATTAAAACAATATTGTCCTAATGAAATTAAATTAATTTTTCTTGTAAGAAACCCTGTAGAAATAATAACTTCTTATTTAAATTTATGTAATAAATATCCAGATTTTTATATAAACTTCGAATATAATCAAATGGATAAAACTGCACTACATAGAAGTGAAATAGAAGAAAAAATAGAATTGATTACTAAAAAAAATAGTTTATTTGATTTTTCTTGTATGGCATATAATTTTATAAAACATAACAAAGATGTACTTTTTATTGATTATAATAATTTAATAAAAAACCCTGAAAATAATATTAATAAAATTTATAATTTTTTAAAGATACCAAAATTTAAACATAGTTTTAATATTACGGAACAATTTTCAATAAATAATATTACGTATGACGACAGTATTTTAAAAGCTCCTATGCATACTTTAAAAACAGGAGAACTTAAAAAAACAATATACAATGAAATTAAAATTCCTGAGTATATAATTGAAAAATATAAAAATTATGAATTTTAACTATATTGGTAAAACAGATGTCTCAACTATAGCTTCTAAAGTTAAAAAAATTAATATTTGGGATGATTATATATTTAGACAAAAAACATATGATGTACATAAATATACGAAAACAATACCATTGATATTTGATGAAGATTTTAGAAACCATAATCCTACTTATCATTTTAATTATAGTATATATAAAAATGAAATGAATAAGTTTAAGAATATATTTTCTAAAAAATTTGGTAAAGGATATATCATAAGAGCACTACTGGTAAATTTAGAAGCTCAAAAAAATATACCTAATCATATTGATAATTCATTTTCATTAGATATATGTAAAAGAGTCCATATTCCTGTAATTACAAATAATAAAGTAATTTTTAATGTAGGTGAAGAAAAAATAAATTTAAAAAAAGGTGAAATGTGGGAAATAAATAACTCAAAAAAAATACATTCAGTTAAAAATAATAGTAAATCTGATAGAGTGCATTTAATAATAGATTGGGTAACAGAATGATTAAAAAAACTTTATCAGAACAAGCATTGTATTATGGAGATATAGCAATGCCTAAAGATTGGGACATTGACCGAGATAAATTAATAGAAGATATTTTAAAATCAGTACTTCAAAAAAAAGATTTTCCGTTTTCAAGGAATTGGGATAAGTTAAATACTTATATAAGAGATCATATTAATCTTGAATATAGTCTCAAGTTAATTAATAAAAACACGTGGGGAAATAACTATAAACCTAATGAGACAACAATTCCTTTATTAAATATTGATCCGGTGGATCTACGTAACTCTCCAGACTTTACATTATTATATGGGGTAAAAGTCAAAAACTGTAATGTTAGAATACATTATGAAGATAACAGACGTAAAGGAAGAAGTTGGGACATAGAACTTAAAAATAATATGTTTATAATGTTTCCATCCTCTAATATGTATTACCTAACTAATAATCAAAAGGATAGTTTAAATTTTGTACAGACTATAACTTATGACTATGTCGGATAATTTAAATAAAATATATATTTTTGATAATGTATATCCATCACACGTAACTCAAAAATTTTATTCTTTTATACTTAATTCATATTTTAAGTTAAATTTAAAGGATAGTGAATCTTTTGATTATAAAAGTTCTGATATGTTTGGAGCTATATTTACAAAAGAAGATTTAATTAAGTTAGGTGCAATAGAACATCTACCTATTAACATTAGAAATAAATTTAAAATGAATTTAAATAATCTTAACCGATGTTTAATAAACGCTATTACTCCATCGGGTGTATACCATCCTCATGATGATTCTCTTGATAATGCTAAATGGAGTTTTATTTATTATGCTAATATGAAATGGGATTTAGAGTGGGGTGCAGACACTTTATTTTTAAATAACAACAAAGAAGATATAATTAAAACTGTTCAGTGTAAGCCAAATAGAGTAGTTATTTTTGATGCTACCATTCCTCATTTGATTAGACCTTCTACTTCTATAGCTCCCGCCTATAGATTTTCTTTAAACATGACTTTTTCAAAATGAATATATTCCATCATTACTGGTACTTTACCTCTGCAATACCTCCTAAAATATGTGATGACATTATAAAATATGGATTATCGAAATCGGAGACTATGGCTAGAACGGGTGGATATGGTGATAAAGAATTAACTAAAGACGAAATTAAAAATATGCAGAAAAAAAGAAAATCAGATTTAGTTTGGTTAGATGATCAATGGATATATAAAGAATTACATCCTTATATACAGGAAGCTAATAAATCAGCAGGTTGGAATTTTGAATGGGATAGATCAGAGTCTTGTCAATTTACAAAATACAAACACAACCAATATTATGATTGGCATTGTGATTCTTTTGGAAAACCTTATAAAAAAGAAGATCCTAATCATCCAGAAAACGGTAAAATTCGAAAACTATCTATGACTTGTCAGTTAACAGATAGTTCAGAATATCAAGGTGGTGAATTAGAGTTTGACTTTAGAAACTATGAGCCCCATATGAGAGAAGAAGCTAAACATTTGAAAAAAGCAAAAGAGATACTTCCTAAAGGATCTATCATTGTGTTTCCATCATTTGTATGGCATAGAGTTAAACCCGTAACAAAAGGAACTAGATATTCATTGGTGATGTGGAACCTTGGATACCCATTTAAATAAGATGTATATAAATAATTACTTTAGCACAACTATTTGGTCTGAACAAAAACCAGAGTTTATAAAATCTTTAGATAAAGCTTCTAACAAATATATTAAAGATTCAAAAAATAAACAAAAAAAATTTATTAAAGAACATGGAGATTTTGGAACGTCCTATCATTCAACACCATTAACAGCTGACAATAATTTTAGAGATTTTAGAGATTACGTTGGTCAAAAATCTTGGGAATATTTAGATCATCAAGGTTATGATATGTCACAATACACAACATTATTTAGTGAAATGTGGGTACAAGAGTTTGCTAAAAAAGGAGGTGGAAATCATTCAGCTCACGTTCATTGGAATCAACATGTTTCAGGATTTTATTTTTTAAAAGCAAGTGATAAAACATCAATGCCAGTATTTCACGAGCCACGTACTGGAGCTAGAGCTACAAAATTAAAAATGAAAACAAATATAAAAGGTGTATTACCGGCAGCAGAATTAATTTATGTTAGACCTAAACCTGGAACATTAGTTATATTTCCAGGGTTTTTAGAACACGAGTTTACAGTAGATTTTGGTAAAGAACCTTTTAGATTTATACATTGGAACATACAAGCTGTACCAAAAGAGATGGCAAAAGATGTTTAAAAATAAAAAATATACAGTTATCCGTCAAGCAATATCAAAAGACTTAGCGACTTTTGTTGCAAACTATTTTAGTATGCAAAAACAAGTTTATGATACTTGTATAAATTCTAGATACATATCCCCTTTTGAACATATTATAGGCTACTATGAAGGACAAGAGGAACAGATACCAAATACTTATAGTCAATATTCTAACATAGCTATGGAGACTTTAATGTTAAAGTGTCAACCAGAAATGGAAAAAGTAACAGGATTAAAATTATATCCAGCTTATACTTATGCAAGAATTTATAAAAAAGGAGACGAGTTAAAAAGACACAAAGATAGATTTAGTTGTGAGATATCAACTACTATGAATCTTGGCGGTGATGATTGGCCAATCT